CAACAGTGGGCAAGACGGTGCGCTTGAGTGTCCACGCATACTCATCTTCTTCGTTGATCTCTACAATCGTGTTGTTTATTGTCTCTATCAGATTTTGCTGTAAGAGGTTCGTAGAGGTGAACGCTGTAATCTTCGCCTCACCGATCTCTTTGAGTCCTGCGTTGACAATACTGCCGAGCGTCTTATTGGGCATCTTCTATCCTTAGTTTGCCATCCACTCAACAAAGATGAATACCTCATCGGCGGCGGCGGCAGACAGTGTCGTGACAACAAGGTCGCCAGTGCCACCACTACCAGAGCGTGTCAACCCACCGTCGGTAAGGTTTGTGAAGTCGAGAACAAGTGGCGATGTTACACCCAGAGGATAATAGGCCACCAGTTCATCGGCAGAGTCGTCGTCAAATTCAAGTCTTACCGATATACCAGCAGAGCCATATACGGTAAGTTTCTTGATCTTCAGTGATGTATTGTAAGTGGCAAGCGCAGAGACATCTACGACAACGCTGTCAGTGATATTTGTCGTGTCTGTCCACACGGCACTCCACGCAGTCCATCCATGCTTACCGCTTTGTTTTGTATTTGTGACAGGTGTAGGGGCCGCCATTTTTGCTCCAACGATGAAGGGTAGGGGCTATATGCCCCTACCTTGTGTAATACGGGGTGGGTCTATGCCCACCCCGTTAATGATTAATCCGCACCCGGAGAGCCAAAGAATCCACGAGGGTCTGTCCACCCTGACGACTGTGCGAACATACCAGAGATTTTGTAATCTTTGGTGTCGAAGTCGTAGATATCTTCTGTCCAGAAATCTTCACGGACAAACTTGGTAAGACCATGGTCTGCCTTGTCTGCCGCCAAGAACCAAGCATCTGTATCTGTCAAATAATCCCACACGATGACTTTCAAGCCGAGATCGTGGATGGGGTTGACAGCTTGGTCGCCAAACTGCGTAGAGGTAGCACCATACCCACCTGTGATTTGGGGGTTATTGGTAGAGCCGACCAACTTCAAAGCCGTGTACATCAAGTCCGTGGGGACGATGAGATACTTGGGACGGATAGTGATGCGCTTGCCACCACCATCGCGGAAGTTGCGGAAATCCAATGTGGCCTGTTCGAGACTCGACAAGGAGAGATCGGAGGCTGTTGACAACTCGTTGGCATACGTGGAACCATCTTCACGTATGTGTGCGGTAGAACACAACTCAACACCATCGGGACCGGTATAGCTGGAATCAAAGGCGTTGTTTAAGTGGTCTGCCAAGATGGTTTCATCTGTGGCATGAGCACTGTTAGCCAACTCGACACCGAGGTCGTCCATGACACCGTATAACTCGTCACGCAACATCTCACGGGTCACTCGGAAGCCGAGGCCGTAGTCAACGTGCGTGAAGGTGTTGGAAAAGCCTTCGTTGAGCGAGGTGTAGTTGATGGATTGTCCTTCCAACTTGGTGTCCATCAAGCCCACGCCACCCACTGTTTGTGAGTGTTCGCGGAATTGGTTGGAGTCTTTCAAGTTGAAGAGGGAGTCACCAACGCTTTCGCGGTTGTCCCACTTATTAAAAATTACTTCCTGAATACCTCTCAACGTCACCAGATTGGTGTAGTTAGAGGTGAAACCTACTGCTCCTGCGGGCATAGTATAACCCTCCTAATTACACACCACCAGCGACGGCGGAAAGGTGGAGATTGGCGCGGCAAATCCACTCGGCATTTGCGGCAACGGTATTGTCTTGACGGTTGACGACATCCATAAGCTGGAAGCCACCACCCGTAGTGTTGAGGTCTGAACTGTCGAGTTCGTGACCTGACAACTTGGTGACGGAAGAACCAGCACCTGCGATGTGGTCGATAACAGCGTGAATACCTGCCACGCCACCAGTGACTGTTCCATCTTCTTGCGCCTGATACAACTGGTCGGGGTCATTGGCGATCATGACAGTGGCGGCGGTAGAACCTGCCGAATATGTCAAGTTTGCCCCGATAACATTTACAGACCCTGCCGTAGCAGGTGCGACACCACCGTCTGCTTCACCCATCATAACATCATTGATGAACGACTCAGCCGCCGAAGCATCTTTGGTGAATGGGAAAGCGGAAAGCAATGGTCCCCAAGGCTTGAAGCCATAGGGGGAATCAGCATTAGCCATCTCGTGTTACTCCTTATCCTCTACGGACGTTTAACACTCCCGTAGCAAGACCCCTCTCGGCGGCATGAGCGAGAGACTTCGCAACATCACGGCCTAAGCCTTTTTTGACTGCGGCATCATACATATTACGAGCATGACCCTCAATCTTGCGCTCCAAGTCCTCCTTGCGCGCGGCAGGTGCAGAATTGTTCATGCGAGCACGTTGTTCTGCGTACCTGTTTCTTAGGCGGTTGGGAATACGGTAAAGCATCAAGTCACCCGATTTTACGGGGTTGCCCTGATCGTCTTTAACGGCTTCCATACCGTGATGTTTGAACCTTTCCATATTGTTACCCGACACCCACCGAACACTGGCCCCATCGCGTGTGGCCTGTTTCTTGATGTCGTCGGGAATGGCAAGCGCGTCATAGCGTCCTAATGTTTCGACAATCTCCAAGCCTGCGGCATCTAAAGGCGTTTCTGCCTCGTCCTCTACGGCTGAAATTGCGTCGATATTTCGGGTCGGATATCCGATGGATATACGCGCCATGTGCTTTGCTTTGCCATGCTGTATAAGGTTGCGACGTTTCTCTGCTTCTGTGCCATCGAAGAACTCAGCGTTGCAGACAGGGCAGGTCTGCCCATCCATAGAGAGGTCTACAAACCAGTCTAACGCCTTTTTTGTATAGGCATCTTCAGAGGCATCAATCTCTGCTACTTGTTTAGCCATTTACTGCCTCCTGTCGTTTGCGGACATCTTCTACTACTGCACGTAAGTCTTTGTCGGGCTTGTTACGCAGTGAAGGAAACCTTTTAAGAATTTCAGCATCCCGTTGCAGTGCTGATGAGCCAGTGTCACCTGAAAACCCACCACCGGGTTGTAACGGTGTGCCATTCATGTTTTGTCTTTGTGTGGGCGATTGTAGCGTCCCATTTGCATACATATTTCCTAACAGCGTGTTTACCAAAATGGGTTGTTGATTTTCCCACTGAGGGTATTGCTGTATCGCCTGAGCGACTTGCTGTTGCAATGCTTGGCCTTGCTCGGCATTAAGTCGTCCCTGTGCAACCATGTTGTCGATTTGTTGCTTGGTTTGGAGGGAAGCCGTAACACCACCGACTCGCTGTTGAACAGTGTTGTTTACCTCGTTCAATAACTCGTCGCGCATACCCATTGCAATCTGTCGCGCCTTTGTCTCTGTGAGCATTTCCATAGCTTCAAAGGCTTTTTTGCCCAACTCGTCACGACCAAGAATGTCTTTGACACGCTCAATGTTTGGGTCGGGCTTTGCTTCAGGCTTTGGCACTTGCTGTTGCTGTTGTTGCTGGAAAAACTGTTGTTGCTGTTGCAATATCTGTTGGTTCTGTGCTTCCAACTGCAAGACCCGTTGTTGATATTGCTTCTTCTCGTCGTTTACTTCTTTGAACCGGTCATAAGGTATCGACCTGCTCTTGTCTCCCCCGTCTGCTGTCTGGTCTGACGCGCCAGAAGCGGTGTCAGCGTTTGGTTGAGTGTTGTCAGATGGTGAGCCTGACCGTTCATCACCGCGTTGTCTGTTCATACTGTTCTCACAAAAAAATGCCGTTAGGAGAATGTTCACAGGATGGGGTAGCATCCCATAAACCGTTCTACCCAACGGCATATATGGTTGACTGTTTAACGCCTGTCGCAAAGGCTATTTAGATTTCTTGCCCCGTTTTACGGGTGTCGTTACTTCTTGCGCTTTTTCGGCATTGACCTTTTGAATCTCTGCCTTGCGCTTTACTTCTTCGAGTTCACGCTGTATCTGTATCTCGAGCCATGCGTTTACCAATGGCATCTTCTCTGCGGCGAATCGCCCCTCTCTCACATACCTCTCCACCCCACCGGGTCCGAGTTTGTCGCAGAGAAGAAACAGTTTACGTGCTCGTCTATCGGTAACCATAAAAGTTCTCAATACATTTTAGTGCCTCGTGAACCTGTCTTGGGACTTGCTTTGGTCTTAGCCAACGTCAAGCCCCCCTTGTTGACATCCGATGCCTTTGTGGGCTTGCACTCCCCACATTTCTTTACTGAAGGTTTCTTCATGGTGTCACCCCCTCTCTGCGTCAAATTTTATCTTATTGGTTAATTTGGCAATGTCCTGTGTGGCGTTCTCTGCCATAGCAGTAGTGACCGCATCAGAGCATATAATGGTTGGTATCTTGTTTTCGTCGAACATGATGAAGATGTATGGTCTGCCCAAGTTCTGTGTCACGATGACCTGCTTACGCTGTGCGTCGCCTACTTTCATCAACATGACAATATCCTATATTGCTATGGAAAGTTGTGGTCGCCCTATGTTGCCTGTGACATATTCAATGAACTTATAAAACCGATCTGCCTCAAATACGGGAGTTGCACTGTCTATGCTGTCTGCGCCAATACGTCGGGCGTGATCAATTTTATCAAAAGTTCCACACCTGCCGTAATGAAACTTCATTCCAACGCTATGGGCGTATTTGCACCATAACTCTGCCGATTTCTTAAAGTCGTTTGTTCCACCTAAAAACAAACCTTTAAAGTATTTGCAGTAAGGTTTCACCATGTCTAAACTCATTCCGTCCTGTATTACTAAATACCAAGGCCACGCTTTTGGAAGTCGGTCTATCCACCACATGCTATATTCTAAAGACTGTTCACCCTCTGCTGGCAGATCGGGACAGGCGGCAAGGTAAGGAACGCCTACTGTATAATCTCTCCACAACCTTTTCCAAAATTCTACGTCGTGGAATTGCTTATCATTCTTCCAACAGTGATATGCCCCATTATCCCATGCCCACGGTTCCCCATCGTAAATATTTGGCCTGTCTCTGCTCCACATTCTCCCGAAGGAGTGCTTTTCAAGCACCTTTACAAAGTCCTTCTTCTGTGTCTGTCCGAGAATTATCTTCATCGTATATCCATAGTGAAGGATTGGATTCTTCCCACTCCTGTGCCTCTACTGGGGCAGTGGTAGTTCAGAACATAATATTGGTGGAGTAGTAGAGGCACAGTTTTACCTCCATGTCGTCAGGATATGCGCTTAACAGTTTTTGCAAAGTTTTCAGTGTCATACTCGTAGCCTAATGTGCCACTTAAGCCAAAGTGGAAAGCATTTAACTGTTCCTGTAAATCACCAAGGGCAGTAAGTATTTGGCGTTTAGTGGGCGAGTCAGGGTAAGCCTTCAGTAGATTTTGAATGTATTTAAACTTGCTCATCGTCGCCTACTTTCATCAACATGACGTTTTACCTCTTTGTCGATATGTGCCTCAACGCGCTGTATGCCCTCGATGATACCTGCTTGCACCTTTATCTCGTTGATGTCGTTGGCTTTTGTCTTGGCGATAAGGGCATTTATGCTGTCAGCCTCCATACGCCTTATATCTTCACGCAACTTTACAAAGGCTGGTAGGTTAGCAATTTCTTTCAAGTTCATGGTCTACCTCTGCCAACAGGTTATCTTCCGTGTCGTAAGACTTCTCGAAACCTTTTTTACCTGCGTGAAAGGCTATACCGTAGCCACCTGTGCGATGATGGGCAGGACATAAAGGTATCGTCCTGTCGTTAGGGCTTCTCTGCCCCATGCCAACACCGCTTCGTAAGTGGTGGATTTCAGGGTCGCTATGCGTTCCATAGTATTTTTTGCAAACGATGCACCCAAGTCTCACCAACTTATCGAACCGGTCACTCATAGCCTTATGGTCACATCGGTGGTGCAGGTATCTGTGGCATGGAAACCTGCTGATCTGTTGCGACCTGCTGTTGAGTATTGCCCATCATTGGGTCAAGTTGCCCGATCTGCGCCTGTGCGCGGTTCATAGGGTCTGCTTGACCATTTTGCCTGTTCATCTGCGCCTGTTGCATCATCATCTGCTGTTTTTGCTGTTTGTTTTGTTGGTGTAGCTTTAAATGTTCCATGTGTGCATCAGCATTTGGTGAACCCATCGCCTTATAAACATCGCTGTTTATATACTCCCACTCTTGTTGCATGTGCTCGTCATCGTTGTCGTTGGGGTTTACAGGTGCAGGGATGCCTGGGCCGAAGTAGTATTGATCCATCATACCGTTTTCTTCTTCTTGCGTCTTAGGAGCAGAAGAAGGTACAGAGTCCGATGAGCCGATAAACCTGTCAGCACCGTGTATGCCGTTGGCGGTAAGGTAGAAATGCTCTGCTTCCCAAATGCGTCGTGGGTCTTGGTTCATTAGTTGTGACGTGCCTTTAAGCCCCATCACGATCTCTGCTTGCTGTTGTCGTTGCGATTGCGAATATGTGCCGTAGTTTGGACCCAATGTGAAGTCGTAGTCGCCTTGCATGATGAGGTCTTGGCGCGACATCTTTGTCTCAGTAGGTACGCGCCCTTCACCCTCTAAGCGTATCGTGCGATATTCGGGGCCATATTGTAATTCGAGTTCGTAGATAAGTTCTGCGATAAAGGCAAAGGTTCTAACGTCTTGGTTGATGATCTCTGCCATACGGGCTTCGCCCTCTTGCTGTGCACCTACATAGCCAGTGGCGTGACGTGCGGCGGCTCCACCGCGAGGGTTTGTGCCTAAGAAAAGGTCTGATATGCCCATAACACGCTCAATGAGCGTGAACAGCATCTGTTCTTCTTGGTAGTAGAAAGAGGTGACATTTTGGTGTGTCTGAAAGCGTATGGCGTTGACATCATCGACAGGTATGCCCTGGTTGGGCTTTAAGATCATCTCGTCAGGGTCGAAGCCCGACGATGCTTGGTATGCAAACCATGGCATATTGGTAGCAAAGCCGACATCCAAGCGCATATTGTGGATGGTGTCTAACTCTGCGGAGAGGTATTTAACGATCTCCATGATGCCCATTGAATACCATCGTGTGCCTACTGTTTGGTAGTGCCACTCAGGCAATGGGCGTTTGCCACGGAAGAAGTAGTCGGAAAGAATGAAACCGCCCAAAAACACAGCAGGTTTTGGCGATATGAAAAAAACCACTTCTTGTTCTTCTCCGTCTACTTCATAGGAGCCGAACCATGTAAGGACCTCAAATTCGGGGTTTATCTTGTTCTGTGTGCGGTTGTTGTTGTCTGTGCGTCCTTCGTTGCGGTTCTGGTTGCGGTTCATGCGGTTGTTATCAGCACGACCAGAACCACGACGGTCTTGGGAAGGCTGTTTGCCTATCCACCACGACTTATCTTCACGCGCGTCGTCATCGAACATAAAGGCGTATGGGGCAACACCACCGCGACCTTGCTGTGCCTTTTTGAACATCAGAGAAAGACGTTCCCACTGTCGCAAGATCACCCAATCAGCACCTTTGGGGTTTGATGGGCGGTTAGGTTGCAGGTTCATAGCACCCAACGGGACAACGACATCATCGAAGTCTAAGGGTGTGAGAACAGGGCCACGGTAGTATTCTTGGTCAACAACTTTTGGCTCAGGGGCTTGTGGTATCGGATTACCGTCAGAATCTTCTGCTAATGTGCCATCAGGATTTGTCTTATATGTGACAGGTATCGCATCGGGCATGTCTTGTTCAAGGCGCACCTTCATCGAATCGGTGACGTATGACATCAACCCAACAGATACGCCATGAATACAACGCAACTTGTTCAATCGGTGGTATGTCGGGCGCAAATCCATACGCTTTTGTGACATGTGCCACTCAACAAGCTGTGCCGACTGACGCGCCTTTTCAGCATCTTTGGGGTCGTCGTAATGGCAAGAAACCAATGGCACATTGTTGAAAATCGTAGAAGTCGTCCGAACAGATATGGTGTCCACAAGCCAATAAGGGCATTGGACATGCAAGTTTGCTGAACCATCCCAAGGACCATCACGCTGAGGCAAATTACCACGGAACATCTGCTCATACATTTCGTGGTCGTCATTCATACGTGTGCGAGCAGTAATACCGTCGTCATAAAGACTGGTAACCATCTCTATGATGTCTGCTTGCTCGTCAGCGTCGAAGTCTAATGGTCGTGGTAGTGCAAAATTCATAAAAACCTGTGGTTTAATAAAAACACATCGAAAATACCTTTAGTCATCCGAAATATAGATTGGAATATTTATTATGTCAAATTGGAATATTCAACGCTTTTTGGAATATTTATTCACATACTGCTTGGGAGTCATACCATATCGCTCCTTAAACTTGCGAGCATAATGATACTCACCCCAAAACTTCAACTTACGAGCAACCCAAGAATATTCCTTACCCTTACGGACATACTTAATGCTCTGCCTAAGACGCTCACGTAGAGTAATATCCACAGGGTTAAAGTTGTGCATATTCAAAGCACGACGACGCGCCCACGGAAAAGCACGTAACACATCAGCAATCGTAACGCTTCGCAGGTAATTACCACGCACCCACGACTCCAACTGTTTCATACGCTCAGGAGTATACTT